TCATCGCTGTCCCAGCACTTCCCGATCTGGTTCCATCCTTCATCTGCCTGCGGCAGGTTTCCTGCGTACATCTTGCCCATTGCGTTCTCCTTCTAAACCCTTTATCTCTAAACTCTAAAGGGTTTATGTGGATAAGTCAACCGGCACGAAACTGATCCGCATGGGGAACGGAACAAGGGAACTACCCCTGCTATAGAAAGGGGGTAGTTCCAGTTCCCTTCCTGCCCTGCATTGCCAAGGGAACGAAATTCCGTTTTTTTCCGTTCTGTTACCTTGTTCCCATGCCATGCCTGTGGATAATTCTGTGGATAACTCATGATCAGCCTGCCGACTTTCGGATCAGCATGGCACTGGCCTGAGCCTCGTCGACCACCGTCCATCCATGCTCGAAGGCTTCAATGATCTCGGCCACCAGCAGGTCTGCGATGGGTTTTCCGCTGGCGCTTGGTTTGATGTAGACCTTGGCCGATGCCTCGCTAACGTCCATTTTCTGGACCAAGTAGTCGAGCATGGCCGACCGGCTCAGGTAGGGCAGGCCGTTGCGTTCCTCGCAGCCGGATGCCCACCAGGCGTTCTCAAAGGTCTTGCGGTGGCTGTCGATCTTGCCGCCCTTCTTGAGGCTTGCTGGCGGCTGCGCCTGGATGACGACGGCCGATGTAACCGGCTGGTCGTCCTCGTCCTTCCAACCTGGGATAATGACCTGCTGCAGCTCGACGTGAACTGTCTGGGCCAGCTCGGCGTCCTTGGACTTGCGCTGGATGATCTGCATGGGCACGCCTTCTTTGCCTGGCACGATGCTGATTTCAATGTCCAGCGCGCCGCGCCAAGCGCTCGAGCCGCGTGCCCGGTGCTGGGCTTCATCGGCCACGCCAGTGTGGTGCACCAGGGTCACGCTGCAGCCAAACTCGTTCATCAGGCTGTTGCAGGCGTCCAGCATGGTCTTGGCGTCCTGGGCGCTATTCTCGTCACCGGCCAGGAAGCGGTGCAGTGTGTCGACCACGATAACCTTGGGGTTCTCCGGCAGCATCCGGATCTGCTCGACGACCTTCAGGTAGCCGGTGGGGGTGTTAAGGTCGCAGCCGTCCTTGGACAGCCACATCGAGAGCTTGCCAGCCCGGTGGTGGTGCTTCCATGCGGCAATGCGCCCACGCAAGCCGTGGTGGCCCTCACCAGCCAAATAAACCACGTTGCCTGCCTTGACCTTGTGCCCACACCATTCGTCGGCACCTGAGGCCATCCTGAGGCACCAGTCGAGCACCACAAAGGTCTTTCCGCCCCCTGATGGGCCGTGGACCATGACCAGGGCTTGGTCTTGGACCCAGCGCTTGACAAGCCAGGAAATGGGGGAAGGCCGAGCCGAAAAGTCGTCGGCAGGGATCAGCCAGTCGTCTGCCGGTGGCAGCAGCAGGCTGGCCAGATCGTGACCGGCCTGGGCATAATCGTTGGCATCCCCCTCCAGGGGAGGCATGACCATGCGCGCGCCGAACTTGGCCGAAGACTGCTCCGCGTATCGCTGGCCAACCCCAGATGCGTCGTGGTCAGCCACGATCACAATGTCCTGGGTCGCGCCGTACATCTCGCGCAGGCTGCCGGTGACCGGCACCAGGTTGCTGGCGCTGTAGGCCACAATCACCGGCCTGTTGGTCGTCTCGTGGATGGTGGCCGCTGTAGCAAAGCCCTCGGCAACGAACAGCGTGCCCGGCTCGTCCATCGTGCCAAGCATCCAGAACTTGCCGCCTGTCTGGCCGCCAGGGTGGTAGAGCTTGCTGCCGTCGTGGGCGATGTACTGCAGGCTGGAGAGGCCGCCGTCCTGGCCGTACAGGGGCACCACCAGGCGACCGTCTCCGGTGACGCGCGCACCATGCACGCCGATGCCCTTGCGCTGCAGGTAAGGGTGCTCTGGGCTGGCCGTCTGCGCCTCAGACCAGATCTTTTCGACCACGTTGCTGGCAGTCTCGTGCTGCTTGGCCAGCTCCGCGTCTCGGATCGCCTTGGCCTCGGCCATGCGCCTGGCATGTGCCATCTCTTCGCTGGCCGTAAGCTGCCTGCCAACGTCCGCCTTCCAGGTCACCTCGATGCCTGAGCGCCAGCAACCAAACCGACCAGCTGGCACGCCATCGCCAAAGACCAGATACCAGCCGGGCTTGTCGCCGCCCTTGTTGCCGCTGCCCTTGGTGCCGGACTTGAAGCGGTGAATCTTGCCGTCCATGATCACCTGGTCTGGCGGTTCCAGCCCAGCCGCACGGATGGCGTCGAGCAGTTGATCTTCCGGTGGAGCGACGCGTTTTTCTGCGGGTGGCGACCAGGGGCCGCCGAGGACTTTGGACAGGTCAGCCATTGTGTGTGGCCTCCTGGCGCATCAGGTAGGCCATCACGCGCTGCACCGTCTCGTACTTGGGGCTGGTCGAGCCAGCCATCAGGCGGTACAGCGCATTGGGATGAACACCAGCGCCACGGGCCACAGCCTGGATGTTTCGGTCTGATAGCAGTTGCCTCAGCTTCTCAAGTTCGGGCATTTTTAACCTCTTTTGGAAAAAATTTGTGTTCGGGTGTTGCAATCCTACCCGCTGTCGAGTAAAGTTGCAACCACTGCGCGAACGGAATTGGCCGAAGGCGCAGCAACCCTGAAGGAGATGCCTGATGGCAATCAACGTAAAAACGACCGGCAGCCTGGCTGCCAACGGTGTGAAGGTGCTCGTCTACGGGCAGGCTGGCGCTGGCAAAACCAGCCTGGTCAAGACGCTGCCCAACCCCATCGTTCTCTCGGCCGAAGGTGGCCTGCTGTCCATCCAGGACGCAGACTTGCCCTACATCGAGATCAGCGACATGGACACGCTCAAGGAGGCTTACACCTGGCTGACCAGCGCAGACGAGGCAAAGGGCTATCAGTCGGTGGCCCTGGACTCGATCAGCGAAATCGCCGAGGTTGTCTTGAACGCCGAGAAGAAGGCGACCAAAGACCCACGCCAGGCCTACGGTGCGATGCAGGAGCAGATGGCCGACATCATTCGTGCCTTCCGTGACCTGCCTGGCCGCCATGTGCTGATGACCGCCAAGCTGGAGAAGACGCAGGACGAGATGGGCCGGGTGCTGTACGCGCCCAGCATGCCCGGCAACAAGACCGGCCAGGCGCTGCCGTATTTCTTCGACGAGGTGCTGGCGCTGCGTGTCGAGAAGGATGGCGAAGGTGGCACCCAGCGCGCTCTGATGTGCGACAGCGACGGCCTTTGGCTGGCCAAGGACCGCAGCGGGAAGCTGGACATGTGGGAAGCGCCGGACCTGGGCGCGATTATCACCAAGATGCAGGGAGGCAAGTGATCATGGCATTGCCTGACAAACTGACCGACAACCTCAACGAGTTGTCCAGCCTGTGGCTGGCCGCCAAGGAGGCCGAGAAGGAGGCCACCGAGGACCGCCGCAAGATCGAGGACCGCATCCGCAGCCTGGTTGGCTTCGCCGAAAACAGCGAAGGCACCGAGACGGTCGACCCGGACCAGTTCACGATCAAGATCGTCGGCCGCATTGACCGCAAGGTCGATGGCGACAAGGTGCAGGAACTGGCCGCCGAGTTTGGCCTGACTGAGCACCTGGCCAGCCTCTTCCGGTGGAAGCCGGAGATCAACATGGCCGTCTGGAAGGCGACGGATGAGGCCATCACCAAGCCCCTCGCCGCAGCAATCACGGCCAAGCCTGGCCGCCCATCATTCACCATCACTCGCAAGGAGAAATAAACATGGCATTCCTCGGACAAACCTTTGACGCAAACGAACTGCCCCAGGGCAACGGTGGCAACTACGATCCGCTGCCTGCTGGCTGGTACAACGCAACCATCACCCAGGCTGAACTGAAGCCCACCAACGACGGCACCGGCCAGTACATCAAGCTGCGCCTGGACATCACCGGGCCGAGCCACCAGGGTCGGGTGATCTTCTCGAACCTCAACATCAAGAACGCAAGCGCCAAGGCCGAAGAGATCGGCCGCCAGCAACTCGGCGACATCATGCGTGCCATCGGCCTGGCCAAGGTGACCGACACCGACCAGCTCATCGGTGGCAACGTCAACATCAAGCTGTCGATCCGCGACAAGCGCACCGACGAGAAGACCGGCAAGACCTACGACGCCAGCAATGAGGTCAAG